TTTCCCTAAAGACAATCATCCAACTCCACCAAAACATCCAAATTGCAGATGCTGTATTATTCCTGTTGTGGATGGGTGGAAGCCAACTAAAAAGCTTGATAATACTAAAGGTGATAAGCAAGTTATTGATTATCAGAATTATGATAGTTGGTATAAATCAAAAATAACAAATAAATAAGTTTAAATTTGACTTTGTGTCCGTTGCGGATAACAAGGTTATTTTTATATAAAAACAAAAATAATCGTACTTAAAGGACTAGTTACTTTGAGGACAAAAAGGAGTAAATATTATGGAATTAAAAGAAATTATTGCAGAATTAGAAAAATTCAAGGGACAAGATGAGTATGAAAATTATATTAGCGGTTTAATTACAGCTGATAGAGTTAATAAATTCATTGATACTGAGGATGGGAAAAAGATTCTTCAGCCTAAAATTGATAGTAATTTTACAAAGGGGTTAGAAACATGGAAATCTAATAACCTTGAAAAATTGGTATCAGAAAAGGTTAAGGAACTTTATCCAGAACAAGACCCTAAAGACCTTGAAATTAAGAAGGTTATGCAAGAATTAGAAAATATGAAACGTGAGGCAACTAGAAAAGACCTTACTAATAAGGCTATGAAACTTGCTACACAAAAGAATTTACCTGTGGATTTAATTGATTATTTCATTGGAGATGATGAAGAGATTACTATAAAAAACCTTGAAACATTTGAAAAGATTTTCAATTCATCTTTATCAGCAGGGATTGATTCTAAAATAAAAGACAATACCTACATACCGCCAAATGGTAAAACAGAAGAATTAAGTGGCGTAGAAAAAGCTTTCTATGACATGAACAAAAATTTAAAATAATAAAGGAGATTTAAAATTATGGCACATACATCACAAGAAAGATATTCAGCATTAGTAGATGCTAAACTAAGAAAGACACTAGTAACAAAGGATAATATTATCTTTAATACAAGATATGAGGGAACTCCAACTGCTGGAGCTGTTAAGGTGCCCGTACGAGATTCTGAGGTTGCAGTAAAAAATTATGATAAGGCTACTGGTGCTGCACTTGCAACAGGAGGCACTACATATTTAACACTAACGATTGATAATGATGAGGCAGTTAATGAAATTGTAGATGGACTTGATGCTGCTAGTGTTCCAGACGGAATAGTGGCTGAAAGACTTGATTCAGCAGGTTATTCACTAGGTTTGTCAATGGATAGAAAGTCAATTAATGCACTAGAAACAACTGAAGGTGTAACAATTGCTACTGCTAAAACTGCATTGACAGATACAACTGCTTATAAGGCTGTATTGGCTGCTAAGAAAACATTATCAAGAAAAGGTGTTCCTAATGATGGTAGATGGCTTATTGCTTCACCTGAATTTATGGAAGTACTATTCACAGATGACAAATTTATTAAACAAAGTGATTTATCACAGGAATTAGTACAAGCTGGTGCAGTAGGTAAAATTGCAGGATTTACTGTATTTGAATCAAACAATCTTATGTTTGAGAATACCGTAATTGTAGACACAAAGAAAACTTCAACAGAATTTATTGCTGGACATCCAAATTGGTGTCATAGAGTTGATGAATGGTCTGTTCCAGTAGGAATTAAAGATTTAACTAATAATTTTATTGGTTCATCTGCTGTACAGGGTAGAAAAGTTTATGGTATTAAGGTTTCTAAGCCTGAAACAGTATATATTAAGCGAGTAGAAGCATAATTTAACAAAATAATAAGGGGTAGTCTTAACAGGCTACTCCTTTATAATTAAGGTGGTTAAATGGATACTACAACATATATAAACGAATTAAAAGAAAAATATCCCCTTGAGTATGATTGTATTATTAGTTCTTTTTCAACTCAAAAAGATATTAATATTTTACTTTCAATTGATAAAGCATACAAAGCTATTTGTAAATATTGTGGTTGGGATATTGTTCCTAATGAATATGTTTCAGCAACAATTCAATTAGCTACTCTATATTTGAATGATATAATTAATGTTAATAAATCTGTTGATGGAGAAAAATCAGTCAGTCAAAAAGTGCAAGGTTCAAGAAGTATTGCATTTAGTAGCATTAAAACTACAGTTATTAATTCAGATGGTTTAACAGATGATATTAAAGCTATGTTGCCATTGCCTAAATTGAGGTGTTTTGAATAATGGATGATTTTTTTTATGACAAGTCAATTATATTAATGAAAATGTCAGAAGGACACAAAGACAGTAATGGAATATGGATAAAGGGAGAATTAACACCTTTTAAATCTATTTTATGTGATGTTCAACCAGCAAGCAAAGAACAAATATATAAAGACTATGGATTTAATATCGATTGTACTAAACGTGTTTTTTGTGATGTTGATAAAGAATTGAGAACTGGCGGAGTAATCCAGTATACAGATATTAATTATACCATTGTCAAACTTGTTGAATGGGATGATTATTATGATATGTTTGTTAAAGAGGTTGATTAATATGGCTATTACATATAAACAAGCTATTCAAAATAATCATGAAAATGCTTTAAAAGCAATGGAAAGAGCAGTGACTATTATTGAAACAGATGCTAAATTAATATGCCCTGTTGATTCTGGAACATTAAAGCGTTCTATTACTCATGAGGTTAATGATGGTGGAAATAAAATTATTGGTGAAGTTGGTTCTTATGTTGAGTATGCTTATTGGGCAGAAAAACATCAGCCATATTTAGAACCATCGGTAGATATAAATATTGAGCAGATAAAACAGATGTTTAAACAAGAATTGTCGAGGTAAATAATGCAAGCTATTTTAAATTATTTAAGCAATGATTCTATTATTCAAAATGAAATAGGTGATAACATATTCTTTGTTGAAAGACCTTCTGAATCTGAATTAAAAATAGATAATTATATTGTCTATAAATTAAAACCAATTGAGGGCGGTTATATAAAACAATATGTGTTAGAAATTAATGTTATCGGCACTGATTTACCTAAATTATTAAGAGTAAATAAACGATTAATTGAATTAATAGATGATCCCAGAAATGAGAAAATTATTAAAGATGAAAATATAACGATTACTTCATCTGCTCTTACAAGTGGTGGAGGAACAGTTAAAAATAGTGAAACAGGTAATTTTATTATAATTACTTATTTCAAATTAAAAATTAAAGGAGTGTTTTAAATTATGGGTTTAAATTACCAAGAAAGTAATCCTATTGTTATTGGTTCAGGTGAATTATATGTTTGTAAATTTTCAGAAATTGCTAATCCAGCATTACTAACTGAAGCTGAAGAAGCTCTATTGATTAATATAGGTGCTATTAAAGAGGATGCGGTTGTAAATATCTCAAAGGAATTTACTGAAGTAGAAAGTTCCAATAGAGGATTGGTTAAAAAATTCTGCAATAAAACAAGCGTTAAATTAACAGCAGGAGTAATAACATTTATTTTAGAAAATGTTTCAAAATTTTTGTATGGAAGTACATATACAGTTGATGAAACTAGTAAAACTAAGAAAATGATTATAGGAACAAAAGATACATCACCTGAGTGCTATATTAGATTTATTAACACAGATAAGGAAACAGGGAAAAAGCTTATTGTAAATATTTATAAGGCTGTTTTTGATGGTGAGCAGGAATTTGCATTTGGTGAAGATGCTACAGCTACAAACTATGAATTTTCAGCATTAGCAGTAAATATTGATGGTAAAGAATCATATGTAGAATTTATTGAAGATTCAAGTGAAGTAGCTTAATTAAAGGAGAAATAATATATGTCAAAAATTATAGATTTAGCAGCTTTCCAGCCAGAACCATTAGAAATTACACTTCCTAATGGAAATTCATATACTCTTCCAGCAACAATTTCAGTTGATTATATGACAAAATTAATGGCATTGCAAGAAAAAGTTAAAAAAGTTAAGAATGATATGGATAGTATAATTCTACTTCAAGAACTTGCTGTGGCAATTTTATCACTTGATAAAACAAAAACAGTAAATATGGAAACAATAAAAGATGAATTAGATGATATTTTATTACTTAAAAAGTTACCTGAATTGTTTCATAATTATATTAATGGAACATTAAATGATGCAATGCCAGATGTTTCAAGTGGTGAAGAAAACCCAAACACAAATACCCCAGTGGAGAAATAAACTCTATTGGGGATTATTTATGTCTTATGAAAAATGTTGTAATTGTTGCTAGTAAAACTTCTAATAATCATAATGATATTTTGAATATGCCTTATATAACATTTTTGTGTTATGTTCATTATTTACAAGAATTAGAATATGAAGCTTATAAAATGCAAGCTGAAATGTTTTCATTTGGTAGTAAGTCAAGTAATTCTTCTTCACCTAAACATCAAACAAAACCAGACTTAAACAAAATAAGGATGTTAGGAGGTAGAATTTAATGGCAAATACAGTTGACTTAATGACGTATAGTCAAAAATTAGTATTAGATGATTCACACTTTTCTTCTGGTATGAATAATGCCGAGAAGAAATTTGGTAGTTTTAGTAGTGCATTAGGTGGTATAGGTGCAGGCATAGGAAAAACTATTGGCATAGGTTTAGCAACAGCAACTACAGCATTAACAGGATTTGCTGTTAGTGGTGTTAAGCTTGCTAGTGATTTATCTGAAGTACAAAATGTTGTTGATACGACATTTGGTTCAAACTCTAATCAAATTGATACATGGGCGAAAAATGCAGCATCTTCATTTGGAATGTCTGAATTATCTGCTAAGAAATTTAATGGTACAATGGGTGCAATGCTTAAGTCAATGGGGTTAAGTAGTAATGATGTATTAGATATGTCAACAGCAATGACAGGGTTGGCTGGTGATATGGCTTCATTTTACAACCTCGATTCTGAAGAGGCATTCAGTAAAATCCGAAGTGGAATAAGTGGCGAAACAGAGCCTTTAAAACAGCTTGGAATTAATATGTCTGTTGCAAATTTAGAAGCTTATGCACTATCACAAGGCATTGATAAGTCATTTCAATCTATGACACAGGCAGAACAAGCAACACTGAGATATAATTATTTAATGGCTACAACAGCAGATGCTCAAGGTGATTTTGCTAAGACATCTGACAGTATGGCTAACCAAATGAGAATTGCACAATTAAAAGTACAAGACTTATCATCAAGTTTTGGAACAATGTTATTACCTATGGTTAATGAAGGTTTATCTGGTATACTTGATTTTGTTGATGGTGCTATGCCAGCTTTTAATAATTTATTTACTGGATTTACAGGATTATTAAAAGGGGTAGAGGGTTCAGAAAAGCAATTTTCTGATGGTGCATCTAAGATTGTTGATAAAATCGTACAGACTTTAGCCAAGTTAATTCCTAAAGCGGTTGAAGTTGTAGCAAATTTATTACCTTCAGTTGCAACATCTATAATGACAAATTTACCTACATTAATTACTGAAATTATGAAAATTATACCTCAAATATCAGAAACATTATTATCTATGATGCCTATGATTTTAGATAGTGGAATTCAGATAATTTTAAGTTTAGTACAGGGTTTAGCTGAATCGTTGCCGACACTTATTCCACAAATTGTAGATACAGTAATTGCAATGGCTACAACACTAATTGAAAATATTGACTTAATTATTGATGCTGGTGTACAATTGCTTGATGGTTTAGGCGAAGGTCTTAATAAGGCTTTACCAACATTAATTGAAAAGTTGCCTGAGTTAGTTATAAAATTGGCTTCTGCTATTATAGAAAATGCACCTAAATTACTTGCGGCAGGTCTTGAATTAATTGTTCAACTTGGTTTAGGTTTATGGGAAGGATTGAAAAATCTTACAATTGATATTGGTAAAAGTGCATATGAATATATCGTTCAACCATTTTTGGACTTTGCATCCGATATGATTGATGTTGGAAAACAATTAATATTAGGCTTATGGCAAGGAATTAAAGATAGTGCTGGATGGTTAAAAGACCAAATAACAGGATTTGGAAATGATGTTGTTAATGGTTTTAAAGCTGTGTTTGATATTCATTCACCTTCCAGAGTATTTCGTGATCAAGTTGGTGTGTTTTTAGCTAAGGGAATAGGCGTTGGATTTACTGATGAAATGAAATATGTTACTAAGGATATGCAAAAAGCAGTTCCAACAAGTTTTACTACTAAAGGATTAATTTCTTATGATAAGCCATTAATAGATACAACAAAAGCAAACGCTTCATTAGGGAATACATATAATAATTCAAGCACAAATTCTCAACCAGTAACTATTCACTATACAGCTGGGAATATTACTATTCAAGGCAACGCAGATAAAAATACAGTAGATAATATTAAGAAAGTTGTAGATGAAAGTATTAATGAAGTGGTTACACATTTTACCAATACTTTCCCAAATGCAATGAGTCAGCGATTACAAAGAAGATAAAACAGAATATTTGTGATAGTTAGGTTTAGGCTTAACTATCATTTTTTATGCAATTTTAATTGCTTATAGATAATAAAAAAAGATAGAGAGGATCAGTTGACTTCTTGCGTGGTATGTACTATAATGGATAATATATTATAATATCACGCTAAGGGGTTAATTATATGAATGATAAAATAAAAGTTGCTTGTTATTGCAGAGTATCAACTAAACAAAAAGAACAACTAAATTCTGCTGAAAATCAAAAATATTATTTTGAAAATGAATTTAATTATACTAATAATGATTACGAATTATATAATATCTATGCAGATGTAGGAGTAAGTGGCACAAAATTAAAAAGACCAGAATTTGATAAAATGCTATATGATGCAGGATTAGATATTATTAAAACTCAAAATAATGATAATGATGAACGAAAAGAATATATAAAATATACAATAATAAGAAATGCTAATAGAAAACCAAAATTCAAATATATAATTGTTAAAAACACAAGTAGATTTGCAAGAAATGTATCAGCTGATGATATTTTAAAAGAATTATATAATAATGGTGTTTATGTATTGTTTTTAGATATTAATAAATCAACAGAGAATAGCGAAAATTTTATGTTTATACAATTGTTTCAAACTTTTGACGAAAACGAAAGTAGAGATAGAAGCAGGAAAGTAAAATGGGGTTTTGAAAGAGGACATAAGCAAGGTAATATATACACAAATAAAAAAATATATGGTTTTGATTATCTTCCCCATCCAGAAAACAGACTTATAATAAATGAAGAACAATCTAAAGTAGTAAAAATGATTTTTGATTTATATGAAAGTGGTGAAGGAATAAGACGTATTATAAATATACTTACTGATAGTGGTATTTTTACAGAACAAAATAAACCTTTTTGTAAAACATCAATAAAAAATATTTTAAATAATGAAAAATATGCAGGTTTAAATAATAGTTTAAAATATAATACAGGAGAGGTATTTAATAAAACATCATATCCTAAAGTTAAAGATGATTATAAAGTCTTGCCAACAGATAAAATTCCGTCTATAATTACACAGGAACAATTCTATAAATGTAATAAAATTATGGAGAGTAAAGTTAATCACAAAAATCAAGTCGGAATTTATAAAGGTAATTCAAAATATAAAGGTTTAATCTATTGTGGTAATTGTGGTAGTGTATATCATAGTAATATTGACAGAGGTAGAATTTTTTATAATTGTTCAAACAAAAAAATGAATGGACTATTAGTTTGTGATAATCCAAATATAAATGAGAGTGCTATTAATAATTTCTTTAATGAAAAATTAGATGAAAACACATATGTTT